GAAGAAGGAGATTAACCAGGTGTGTGGCGAGATGGAGATCTTAGGTACCTTTTATTGTAAGGGTATTTGCTTACCTAAGTTTTTTCCCGACACACTTGGTTATAATTTAATTACTATGAACAGTATAGAAAAATACAATGAGATCATAGATGAATATGGTTCATGGGAAGAATATCTAAAACAAACCAACATGGGAAGAATGAAAGAGCTCTATATGGAGCAACAACAACAACTAGAAAATTTACCAGCTATGAATTTTATGTTAGAAGATCTCAAAAAAGAAAACAAAGAACTGCATAATCTTATGCAAGGTGTTGCTATTAACTATAATAAAGTAATAGATGAGACCTCCACTTATACTAGAGAAGACTTCTTTAGTGATTTAGAATATATTCTTGAAAGATTCCAAAACTTAAACTAATGAGTAAAGACAAGATTCAGGACGAAGCTCTGACTGAATTGTATAAACATAAGAGAGCGGGTGTAGGTGTATCAGTTGGAGTTGGTAAAACTTTAATTGGTATTAAGCATATGGAGCATGAGTATACAGATATATTCAAAGCTCTTGTTGTAGCACCCAAGCTTTCTATTTTCCAATCATGGAAAGATGAAGCTGCTAAATTTGGTAAGAGTTATCTACTGGATCATATTGACTTTACTACTTATTTATCATTAGATAAACAGAGTTTGGATTATGATGTAGTTTATTTAGATGAGTGTCATAATCTATTGTTTTCACACGACTCCTGGTTATCTAATTATAAAGGTAAGATTGTAGGACTCACGGGTACTCCACCAAAATATAAAGTATCAGAGAAGGGTAAGATGGTAAACAAGCATTGTCCTATTGTATATACTTACATTACAGACGATGCTGTAGAAGCTAAGATTCTCAATGACTATAGAATTATAGTGCACACTTTACCTTTAGATACAAGGAAGAATATGCTGGTGCAAACTAAGAATAAGTCTTGGTATGCATCAGAGTTAGATAACTATAGATACTGGACTAATAGAGTACAAAGTGCAAGCTCCGGTAAAGAGAAGCAGATAACTAGTGTAATGAGAATGAAAGCTATTATGACTTACAAGAGTAAGGAAGAACTAGCAAAAGAAATTATCTCATATACTAATGAAAAGCTTTTAATCTTTGCCAATACTCAGGAGCAAGCAGACATGTTATGCTCTGATAGTTATCATAGTAATAATTCTTTATCAGAAGATAACCTTCAGTGGTTTAAAGAGGGTAAGATAACTAAGTTATCATGTGTATTACAATTAAATGAAGGGGTAAATATACCCAACCTAAAATGTGGTCTTATTCTTCATAGCTATGGTAATGAGCGCAAGCTTAAGCAGAGGTTAAACATACCTGACCTCTTTAAATTCCTTTAATTCAGGGAAACCTTAACAAGTAAAGTTGAAGGCAATCCTGAGCCAAGTCTTTTTAAAAGAAAGGTGCAGAGACTATCTAGAAATAGAGTACGTGTAACTAGCTATTACATGGAAACGGGGAATATTTGCATAATTAAATATTTTTATCTACTGGTTATAAACTAGTATATGCAAATAAAGATATAGTCCAATCCCTACAGAAATGTAGGAGTTCAACATTAAAAGCTTTTGTTGGACAAACATATGCCTAGAGGTAGGCTGCTTAGACTTAACCCTGATGATACAGCTACTATACATATCCTATGTTATAAGGATACAGTAGATCAGAAGTGGGTACAAGAAGCATTAGAAGACCTGGATCAAAACAAAATAACCTGGATTTAAAAAACTCAAAAAACCTTAGAGACATGAAAGCAAATCAATATGCTATAGAAAAAGTAAACATTTCTAAACTTCTTACATTTCCATTCAATAGAAATCTTACAGAAAAACAAGTAAGATCTTTAATGAATGCTATTACAGTTTCTGGAATACTTAGAATTCCTGTATTTGTAAAAACAAAATCTATTACAGGCAGACTTGAATATTATATTCTTGATGGTCAACATCTTATTGAAGCATGTAAAAGACTTGATATTGATTCAATTAAAGGTATTGTAATTGATTGTGAATCTCTTTCAGAAATTGTAAATATGATGGCTATGCTTAACAATGTTAATCAGAGATGGACTTTGATTGACTATGTTAATTCATATTGTGGTACAGGTAATGAAAATTATTTTAAACTAAAGAATCATGCAATTGCAAATGGTCTTAGTGTGGCTATATCTGCAAGTATTCTTTCAGGTGTTACTGTATCAGGAAGAGGTTGTGATACTGTAAAGAATGGTGAGTTTAAAATCACTGAAGTAGAGCATAATAAGATCACTCAGAATCTTCTTGAAGTATCTTCATTAGTAAAAACAAATAGTGCAAAGTTTCATAGAGCATATCTTGCTTTCTACAGATCTCTTAATGGTAAGTATAACCATAAGAGACTAATGGATAAAATTAAAGACAATAAAAACTTTAAGAATATTCCACATGATTCAGGATATATTTATGACTTGATTCACAAAACTTATACTGGAAAATGATAAAGTATTCAGTTGAAACTGAAGAAGAAGTTCAGGTAGACTCCTTAATCAAGGAGTTACTTGAACCTTCTAAGGCTATAGTATTATGGAATGATGACCATAATACATTTGACCATGTAATTCTCTGTTTAATGAAGCATTGCGGTCATAGTATGGTACAAGCAGAGCAATGTGCTATGATTGTGCATAACAATGGTAAGTGTTCTATTAAGCAAGGAAATATGAAAAAGCTTAAACCTATTAAAGAAAAGCTTGAACAAGAAGATTTAACAGTAACTATTGAATAATCATGGTACCAAAAGAAAAAGCAAATGAACTTGTTCAACTATTTACATTTAGTTGTAGAGAGTGTGACAATGCAAAAGAATCTGCATTGATAGCAGTAGATGAAATCATAAAAGCAATCAATTTTGATTGGATGGATGTACAAAACCTAGAGTCTGAACATAGGTATTGGCAAGAAGTTAAACAAGAAATAGAAAAACTATGAGCTTAATAATTAGAATAATAGCATCACCGTTTGTATTGTGCCTTGCAATTACTGGTAAGATATTTAATGCGTTTTATATTACATACTTATTCATAAGATATGGTGGTGAATGGCTTACATATACTAAAGAGGATAAGGCACGAATATCATCCATATATGATGAGTTAGTAAAACAACGAGAAAAAAACTATGAAAAGACTTGTTGAATTTATTAGAGTATCAAAGTATAGATTGATTGAGTTCTGGTCTTATACTATATGTGGTATAGAGTTTTATAGAAATTATTCAAGATTTTATTGGAGGAATAAAAATGGAAGTAACACTTGACAAAGAAGACTTTATTAACATGATCTGTGGTACAGATCCTAGTGTTAATATGCAAAAATACTTAGAAGATTTTGCTAAGTTTGATGAAGTAACCGGGTGGCGCTTTGACAGACTCTATCTTAAAAAGCTATCTCGCTCAACTTTATATGACATTTATCTAAGTATTAAAACCTGGAAAGATGACTAATGGTACTATAGTAGCCCAAGTATTAGATGATAAAGATCTATTTGAGGGTATGCAAGTAGCTGTGTATGACCCTTTTAATGCTGCTTATGTAGAAATATCTAAACTATCACATATAGTTAAAGACCAGTGGATTACAGATGCTGGTACTAAAGTTAAATATGATTGGGAATTACATGAAATTGTAATTGTTGATAGCGATTTAGAAGCAATTCTTAGAGATAGAGACTGGAAGATAGGTATCAAACTGCTTAATCAAAACAGCAATTATGAATTCAATGCTCTACCTTTTAAAGAAGGTCATTACCACATGGAGTGTCAGTATTGTAATAGTCACTTCGAAGCTAGTAGATCTCAAACTCTATGTGAATCATGCTGCTATAAGTTTGGTACAGCTACCTTATTAATTGACCAAGAAAATAAACCTAAAAAGTTTAAACCAACCAAAGAAAAATCTATACCTTTATCTGAAGTTAAAGCTATATTATCTGATGCATTTGATGCTGGAAGATATAGTAAATTTGACTTTGAGGATTGGATTTTTAGACAAAATCTATAATATGCCACAGACAGCGCTTACAATTAAAGACAAGAACATAGTGATCATCACACAGCAGTTTGATGAGGAGCTATCTATTAATGCCTATAGTGCAGATCATAACTTCATGCCTCTTGGTGAACCAGTGTTAAGCTCATTAAAAATTAATGAAGAAGAGTATCATAAGACTCTTAGAGCTGATGCTAATGTTCATGGTCATTATGTAAAAGGATACTCTACTAATCCTGAGTGGAATCCTGATTATAATGCTGAGGATCAGGTTATTATTGAGAAGATAATTTCCGAAGAAGAATGATGCCTTTCAGAGTCATATGTATAAATGACTCAGATAGACCAGAGTCTATCCCAACAAGATCATGGGTTAAAGTAGAAAATATCTATACTGTTGTACAGGTAGATAGATTACACATGCAAGGAGGAGCTATAGGGTACAAGCTATATGAAATAGACTTAGACCCTTACTTCCCTTACCAATACTTTGGTGCCTGGAGATTTGCTATAATAGCAGATGATCTTGAAAACTTGGAAGAGCTGGATGAAATAATAGACAAACTTGCGGAAGAAGCTCTTAAAAAAGAAGTTTCTTTAGTAGAACCAGCTTAATTAATTATGGACATAACCATGTGTTTGTAGCAGATATTATGTATATTTGCTACAAACATCTTGTTATGAAACATTATAAGCAACTTCCAAATCAAATAGTAGGTAATCATAATATTATCTATCTATATGATATAGCACCTAGCTACTATAAAAAAACAAAAATAAGAATGGCAGAATTTAAATGTCATTGTGGTAAGCAATTTAATACAAGGGTGGTTGATGTTGTAAATAATAAAAGAAAAAGTTGTGGATGCAAGAAAGGAAACAAACCTTTCATATATAATGAAGGGGACATCATTAATGGAATAAAATTTATAAGAAGCTGCGGTACATATAAGCATGCTCAAAGAGCAATATTTGAATGTCCTATTTGTAAAAAACACTGGGAAAGTCTTATAGGTAATATACAAGCTGGTCACACAAAATCATGTTGTAAAGTTAAAAGAGGATGGTCAAGATCACAGTGGAAAAGACTGGCATCTACAGCTTACTTGTATAAAGTAAGGCTTTATAATGATACTGAGACTTTTATTAAAATAGGTATTACTACAAGAAATCCTAAAAAAAGAATGACTTATATTCCTTATAACTATGAAATAATTAAAATTATAGAAGGTGAGTCGGGATATATCTATGATCTAGAAAATAAAACAAAAAGACTATTTAAAAAGTACAAGTATAAACCTTTGATTAATTTCAAAGGAGAAACTGAATGTTACATATTTTAAAAATAAAATCAAATGGATATAACCCTTTGTAAAGGTACCAATTGTCCCCTGAAAGATCAGTGTTTTCGCTACACTGCAAAACCCAGTGAATATCAATCTTATTTTACAAAAGAACCATATACACTTGAGAAAAATGAGTTCAAATGTAATATGCTTTGGACAAAGAATAATCAAAGTGTATTAGATCAACTTAACTCAATTCTTAATGGAGAAGGAGACAAGTAATGAAACACAGTATTTATCATGGTCACCTAGTAAAGAAGGGTGATAAACTAGAGCATAGAGATGCGGGATCTTCAGCTAAGTATAATGAGTTTGTTAAAACTGTAGAAGAAGATCAGATAGTTGAGGTATTCATGGAAGCTACTACTGATAATGGCACCGTGCCTCAACTAGCTAAGATCCATGCATGTATAAGAGAACTAGCCAAGGATACTGGCTATAGCTTTGAAGACATGAAGCTTGAAGTCAAGAGACAAGCAGGCTTATGTGTAAAAAAGAATCTGGGAGGTGAAGTATTTATGATATGTAAATCCTTTGCAGATTGTAGTAAAGATGAACTAGCCCTAGCTATTGAAGCTATCATACAGATAGGTGATACTACTGGAGGTAATTATAGATAATATGAAAACAAAAGAAGAAATAGAACAGTTAAAATTAGAAATTTATAGAGACATCCAAGGGGGCATTGGAGGGGAATATGGTTTTTTTAGTGCTGGCTTTATCAATGGCTACACTCAATGTCAACAAGATATGGCTGATAACTGGTTAACCATGAAGGAAGGTGAAGGTTGGGATATAATAATGGCTGAATCAGGATCTTGGGATGACTCAGAAATATTAGCCTATATTATTAAAAACTATAATCCACCAACTAAAAAACAAGACAATGAATAAATTTATATGTAGTGAGTGTGGTACCAAGTACAGCTCACCAGAAACAACACCTCCTCCAGGAATTAAATGGAGTGATGGTCATGTATGTACACCTAAACCTGTAAAAAATAAATAATATGATACCAACAGCAAAAGCATTTTATCAAAACTACATTGAAGAAAACAATAATGATTCTCATGTGGATATAGAAGAAATGCTAATTGAGTTTGCTAAACTACATGTTGAAGCTGCTTTGAAAGAGGCCTTAGAAAGCATACCTTGTCTAGGTTCTAGTAGCGATATAGCAACTTATGAAGAAGTAGAAGATGCTGTTCTAAACGCTTACCCATTAACTTTAATAAAATAAATAGAAATGTTTCAATATAATATAAAAATATTAAAAGATACTCCTTTTGATAAAGCATATACTATTTTATCTCCAGAAGCATTTAGAATTAAATATTCTTACCTTATTAATACTCATAATTCTGATAAATTTTTAGCTGATTATTTAAATGGTAAATATAAAGAAGACCATTTAGATATAGAATTATCTGATTGGTTTGAAGTAATAGAAACGCCTATGAATAATTTTAAAGTAGGTGATTGGGTTTGGCATGAAGGAGAAAAGAAAGCTTATACTACTGTTGTTTATAAAAATGATTATCAAAAAGAATGGAGACCTAATTATGCTTCAATAGAAGCTGTTAATAATAATCCTAATACTTGGAAAAGATTAGCTACTAAAGATGAAATAACTTATTATGATTTACATTCTTTTTGTGAAGGTCAAATACTTATAGGACAATATAAATGTTATTATTTTAATAATGTTTGGAAAGATTTAATAGGTATCCACAAAAACATAACTAAGTATTTAGAATACCAAAAAGAATTTTATTGTGTAAGTACATTAAGACAATTTTCTTCTGAAATAGAAAACTCATTTGATTGTAAACCAAATGGTTTAAAAGTAGGGTGTAAAGAAGTTTCACATGATGAAATAATACAGATTGCTAAAATTTTAAAACTTGGGTAATAATGAAAATATTTAAAGAATTAAAAAGACTTGGTTACATACATTATTCTGCGACTACAATAGAAGAGTTAGATGATTTACCATTAAATAGTGCTGAAAGAGTTTCAGAACAAGCTTTAGTTTTAAGATGGTTTAGAGAGAGACATAATCTTATGTTTCAAATATTCTATTTACGTAATGGTAATCATGCTGTTATTATACATAGAACAACTCCTGAATATATGGATTTAGTTGACCAAGTAGATCCTTCTAGCGGTTGCGTGGATGAAGTCGTAGATTGTTATTCACATGAAGAAGCAGAACTTGCTTGTCTTAAAAAGCTAATAGAAATCTGTAAAAACAAATAGGATGCAGCACAAAATAATAACCACAGAAAACTATATACTTGTTGTAGATGATTCAGAGATTAAAGAAGGTGATTACTATTTGTTTACTTGGGGTGGAGAGCAAGATATACAAAGATTTAAAGACCAAGAATCTGATAGAGAAAATCATAAATATTTGTATAGAACTGCTTGTAAAAAAATCATAGCACACTTACCAAAAAACTCACCAATACTTGAAGGTGTAGATTTACTACCACCACTTGAAGATGAGGTTGAGAAGTTGGCTGATGAAATAGTTGGTGATTCAATTTACTATGAAGAAGATAGAGTTAATTTATCTGATGGAATGGATTTATTTATGCTTGGTTACAACAAAGCCAAAGAGAAGTATAAGTACACAGAGGAGGATTTGAGAAAAGCCATCAATCTTGCTTATGTAAGTGGTGGAGGTGGAGATACATACCAAGAGTGTGAAGAATTTGTATCTGAACAATTAGAATCCCTCCAACAACCAAAGATACCTGTTGGGTTTGAACATGAAAATACAATAAGACCTGATACAGGAGATTTACGTAAAGAAGTTCCTGCTCAATGGGTAGGAGAATATATTTATTAAACAAACTAACATGAAGAACTTATTTAAATACAATAGAGAAACTCTCCAGTTTGAGAAAGTAAAGAAGAAGTCTTATGCTAAAGTTATTCTGGTTTTACTATCATCCCTCTGTATTCTATTTGTGATTGGATGGTTATCAGGAACAAATAGTTACATAGTCAACAAGATTACTCACAACACTAAACAAACAGATACTGTATATGTAGAAGCTCAGCCTTTTAATGAAGAAGCTTTAATAGATCTGTTAAGAAAGACTAATATTAAGTATCCTTATATTGTACTGGCCCAAGCTAAGATTGAATCCGGGAACTTTACTAGTAAGATATTTAAGAGTAATCACAATCTATTTGGAATGAAGGAACCTAATGTAAGAACAACAACCGCATTAGGTACTAAGTCTGGACACGCTTATTACTCAGACTGGGTTAGTTCTGTATATGATTATGCTATGTTTCAAAATAATAGAATGCAAGGAGTAGATTCAGAGTCAGAATATTATGCTAAATTAGCAGATGGATACGCAGCTGATTCTACCTATGCTGTGGTTATTAAGAAAACAGTAGACAGCTTAAAGCTTAAGAAATACTTCCGGGAGTAATGCTCAACGAAAACATACCATATTTTAAATGTCTAGTAAGACTATCTCACTTTACTAAGAAAGAAAAAGATAAAGATAAGTATCACAATGCTTATGCTTTTGCTATTCAATCTGTTGAAAATAAGATACTTACATTTCATATAATGACAGATTATGGTATGTTAAGATCTAGGGTACCTATATCAGAGATATTTCTTAAAGAACCGGTAAATGATATACCTTACTACTATAAGCAACTATGGGATTGTTTTGCTAATGATGTTACTGTAATAAACTACGAATTCTTAAAAGAAAGAAAATGTAAAGTAATACTCAGAGATAAGAGTTTTATCTGGGCTACTTACATGTTTACAGTAGATTGGCAGAACAATCCTTATAGTAATGAGCCAAGTGATTATAAATGCGGGCACATACTAGTAGCTGATGATGGATATCTACTTTGCATGCCTAATAATAGAATATTCTGGAAGGATTCTAACTGGGTAACAAAAGAATTCCCAATAGATCCAAAGGATATAAAAGTAGATAATCAGTTACTTTCTGTAGAATCAGTTGCAGATAGGTGGGTATCTGAAGATACAGATAGTTTTTACTATGATATAAAAAAGATTTAAGAAGCTTTTTCATCTTCAGGTAATTCTACTTCTTGATCTGTAATTTTATTTTGTTCTTTTGCTTGCAACTCGATTTCGTTAATCAAAATTAGTATTGTTGCAAGATTGTACTCATTGGAATCTTTAAACTCATTGTTATTATTTTGAAGTCTTGTAAAAAAGTCTTTAAGATCTTCTTCTTTAAAGTTTCCCATTAGAGAAAACAAAAGATTTTGTATTCTCATGTAATAAGCGCCACTTATTTGAATGTTAATGATATTCTCGTAAGGAATAGATTTAACTTGCATTGTTTTAGCCATAACTCAAAGATAATAAAATGACACAAACAGTAAACATAGAAGATGTAAAAAACAAGCTGTATTTAAAGCTTAAAGAATCAGGATGGGGAGATAAACTTAAAACATTTATCCAGAGCTCTGACTTTGAGAAGATACTAAGCTATCTTCTTAATGAAGTTAATCAGGGTAGAAGGTTTACTCCTCCTCTTAAACAAGTATTTACAGCTTTTGAAAAATGTAAATACTCTGATCTTAAGGTAGTTATAGTAGGGCAAGATCCCTATCCTTACGAAAAAGTTGCTGATGGCATGGCTTTTTCATGCAGTAATGATGGAAAAATTCAAGCCTCATTAAGGTATATGAATAAAGCTATTCAACACACAGTGTATAATGATTTACCATTAGATTATAAATCAGATCTTACTCCGTGGGCCGAGCAAGGTATTCTATTACTTAATAGCTCTCTTACTACAGAAATAGGTAAAATTGGCAAGCATTATCATATTTGGAATCCTTTTGTAACATTCTTAATTGATATGCTCAATGCGTATAACCCAGGTTTAATCTATGTATTTATGGGTAAACAAGCTCAAGAATGGATGGATCAGGTATCTGATAACAATCATAAACTAATATGTAGCCACCCAGCTTCTGCAGCTTATAATAATCAAGAAATGTGGAATTGTAATGATGTCTTTAATAAAACATCTAAACTAGTGAATGATCACTATGGACAAGAAATTATTTGGTAAAAGAATTATATCTAAAGATAATATGACAAGAGGAAGTGCTTATGTTCTCTATGAAAAAGATGGAGAAATTTGGATTGGTTATTCAGATGAATTTAATGGAGATATGTATCCAGGTGGTAAATATGAAGACATGCTTACCGCACTTGGATCAGTAAAAACTTATGAAGACTATGGTTTAGCCATGCATAAGTTCAATAAAGAAAACTATAATTATAGTGATTACAATATATATCATAAACCCCTTAGTGAATACTTAAATTTGCCAAGTGTAAGTAACGAAATAGATCTTAATAGAGAATACTATACTTACTGGTTTAGTGATTACATATTTTTTCTAAATCTTACAGATAACCTTTTTACTTTTCATACTACTAAGAAAAAATCAATTGTTATAGATACAGGTGTAATAGCCACATTTGATTTTGGAAAAGGAGAAGGAGTTTATAACTCAGATTCAGTTAAGAACCTAAAGCAATATAAAGAAGACTAAGTGCAAAAGCCGATGCTGCACCATAAAAGGCAAGCTTAAATACCTTTAGTTTATTATTAGATTCTTCTAATGAAGTACCAAGGTATTCTATTTGATCAGCTTGTTTGTTTACTATAGTATCATATATAGCAAGTTGTATCTCTTGTTTAGAGATTATATTACTTTGAGCAACTATAGTACTGTCTTTATATTGTCCTAGCTTTTCAGAAATCTTTAGTAAAGTATCGCATTCATTTGCACCAATAAGCTTAAGAGAAATCACTCTTAATTCTTCTTGATTGAAGCAAATTGTGCTATCTTTGTGGGAGTCCTGCATTTGCGCGGATAATACTGTCCAGCTGAGTAACAGTGGCAGAAGGAACACTAGCTTTTTGATCACGGTATTTGATTTTAATTTTAGCCGGTAAGGAATTAAGACTATCAATAGCTTTTTCGTAAACAGCAATCTTTTTCATTTGAAAACTAATTTGAGAATCAAGCTTAGCTATGCTGTCTTTATATTTTTCAATATCTGATTTAACAGGTTTAGTTGCCGGTTGTTTCATATATACAAATAATAATGCTACTAAAAGTAGTAGTGAAAAAATAAAAAGTAAAAAGTCTTTGGTATTCATAACTGTAAAATATAAGCATAATTATGGAAGATACAATAGTAATTTTAAAAAAAGCTAAAAAAGAAGAATTTAAAGCAACCAAAAAAAATATTACAAAGTATGTAAAAAGCTTTAAATCAAGGTTTTATAAAAAGTTTGGATACGAACCTATTGTAGTATATGAAGATATATATGACAGAAAACTCAAAAATCTAATCATTAGAAATAAAAGCACGAGTCTTAATCTAGAAGACATTGAAGCAATTTGTAATCAATTTGTTGATTTAAATAAATTTCCAGATGGTATAAAAACTCGATGCAGAAAACAAGAGTTAGCAAGAGTGCGACAAATTTATATGTATTTTGGTTATAAGTTAAATCATACATTAAACGATATTGCAGCTAGAATAGGTTATGATCATGCAATGGTTTGCCATTCTATTAAAGTAATTAATAATGTTATTGAAACTAACGATAAAAAGTATATTAAACTTTACTGGGATATACGCAACATAATACATGAAAAAACAGGAAGTAAAAACATTTTTTGACAACATTGTCAAACACAATCTAAGTCCAAATCAATTTTATTTGATGGTATGTATTTATGAAAATACATCTTCTATTAATATTAACATGCATCTAGAATTAAGGCAGTTATTAATAGGAGAATGGATTGATGAAAACAATAAACTTACTGCAAAAGCATATGCTGTTCTTAATAGCTTAAACAGTTATTTTAGTTTAAGCAAGAAGAAAACAGATATGAGTTCTATGGGTATTGATTATCAAAACAATATTCAGAAGTATAGAAATTTGTTTCCAAAAGGTAAACTTCCTAGTGGTAAACCAGCAAGATCAAATGAGAAAGTTTTAGAACAAAATTTTCGTTGGTTTTTTGAAAATTATTCGTATACTTGGGATTCAATTCTGAAAGCTACAGCATATTATGTAGATGAGTTTGAGAAAAAGAACTTTCTATATATGCGTACTGCTCAATATTTTATTTGTAAATCAGAATTAGATAAAACCAAACAATCTGAATTAGCTGATTATTGTAGTATGATCGAGTCAGGAGACTTCGAGGAGGATGATAATCACTTTAAAGAAAGGGTAATATAATGAAAGAAGCTAAGTTTAAACCTTGGAAAAGTCAAAAAAACGGGTTCTTAGAATCTTTAAATTATCTAAAGGGAAGAAAAGATGGTATAATTAAAAGTCTAAAAACACCTTGGCATAAATTTAATGACGCAACTACTGATGGCTTAGAATGGCACTCTATGACTGTTATTGGTGGTAGACCAGGTGCAGGTAAGACTTTGATTAAAGACCAAATAATTAGAGAAGCCTTTAAATTAAATGCTGGAGAAAATTTCAGAGTACTGGAATTTCAGTTTGAAATGCTAGCTAGAACTTCCGCTATTCGTGAATATGCAAGTGTATTAGGTAGATCGTATAAATACCTATGCAGTGCAGATGGAACTTTATCTCAAGAAGACTTAGCTACATGTTATAATCACGCTAAAGAAAGAGTCAAATATCCTATAGATATTGTTGAAACTCCTATTACAGTTAATGAAATTAAAGAGGTAGTTGATAACTATATGGAAGAGCATATGGTCAATGGTAATTATACTAAGACTATTATTACTCTTGATCATTCTCTGTTAGTTAAAAAAGCTTCATACGAAAAAGATAAGTATGATACCTTATACAACTTAGGAGAAGCTATTACAGACCTAAAGCGTAAATACCCTATTATATTCATAATCTTAACCCAGCTAAACAGAAATATAGATAATCCTGAAAGAAATGAAGATGGTAAGTATGGTAATTACATACTTGAATCAGACATATTCGGTGCGGATGCTCTATTACAACACGCTGATACTGTGGTAGGTTTAAATAGACCGGGTAAGCAAAAGATTAGATTCTATGGTCCAGATAGATATGTAATTGAAGATGATAGAGTTCTTGTTTTACATTTTCTTAAGTGCAGAAATGGTGATGCAAGAATGAGTTTCTTTAGAGCCCAATTTGAAATTATGACAATTGTTGAATTAGAAACCCCACCTCAACAAGAAAGAAGAGTAAAAACATAGTAACATGATTGAAACAAAAGTAGAAAAACCAGAAGATCGTAGATCAAAAACAGCAGAGCTTAGGAAAGCTCATCAGGAGTATTTTGAAAAAGCCGAAATTAGCGCTGCTAAATTTGTACCAAAACTTGCTTACAAACCACCAGGAAAAGATGAATTATTTGTAGGCTTTTTTCCAAACGAATTAAGAGGCGGTGAAGATGTTTATACAGAATTTGCAAGTAGAGATCTTGAAGTAGAAGATCCAGAAAGAAATCTTTATAAATGGAAATATAATCCTCATTGGGAAGAAGAATATGAAAAAACAGAACCTGGTCCTTCAGGATCTTTTAGATATCTTATTCCTGTAATTGAGCTTGTTAAAGTTCAGAAAAAAGAGTTTGTAACAAAACCTTCTGCTAAAACAAATATTGAAACATCTGAACCATTTATGGAATTTGATCTTATAGATCCAGATATTGATGCTCAATTTGAGCAACTTACTATAAGAGATCTTGCAGCTATTTTGTTAAAGAAACCTGTAAGTAACAAAAAATGGTTAAATAAATTAATAACAGACAATTAATGGCACAAAGTATTTTAGTAATTGCTGAGTCAGGCAGTGGTAAATCCACAAGTATTGAAGGTCTTGATTCTAAAGAAACATTTATTATTAATGTTGCTAATAAACCTTTACCCTTCAAAGGATGGAAGAGTAAGTATACACCTGTAAGTAAAGAAAATCCTAATGGTAATCTGAGTAATACCGGTACTCCACAAGGTATTATCAAAGCTTTAGATTATATTAATAGCTCTAGACCAGAAATCAAGAATATTGTGATTGATGATTTTCAATACATGTCTTCATTTGAGTATTTTGACAGAGCTACAGAGAAAGGCTATGATAAGTTTACTCAAATAGCTTCAGGACTTGCAACAGTAGCAAAAAAACCAAAAGATCTTAGAGACGATCTAATGATCTATTTCCTTACTCATGCTGAAGAATCAGTAGATATGGATGGTAAGCGTAGAGTAAAAGCAAAGACTATTGGTAAATAATTTTGCCTGTACTCATCTAACTGACTGGAAACTCCTTAGAACTTTACACACTCCCTATAGCAGTAATGACTATAGTATAGTAAAAGAGGTAAAGATTGGACAATCAGCAGCCAAGTATCCAGAAATGGATAAAGGTTCAACGACTATCCCTGTGATGGGGAGTACTCTAAAGATTAAAACTTTAGGGGAAATGGTGAGATACTATTTTATTGGAGTTATAAAATAGTATAAGATATAGTCTAATCCTCTGGGAAACCAGAAGGTAGTAATGAAAATGGTCGACACTGCTCTTACTCTTGAAGGTTTATTCTCTATTGTTCTATTTGGTAAAGTCAAGAAAGATAAGGATGGTAATATCCGCTATGTATTTGAGACTCAGAACAATGGAGAGAATACTTGCAAATCTCCTAAAGGAATGTTTGAATCATTTGAAATTCCCAATGATTTAGAGTATGTTCGCAAAGCAATAATTGACTACGAAAAGTAATATTAAACAAGTAAACAAAAACAAAAATGAGTATTAGCACAAAAAACATTCCTACAGGAGGATCATCAACACCAAAGAACTTACAACCAGGTAATTTGGTTGCAAAGATTAATGATGTTACACTTGAACCATTTACTTATAAAGAAGGTGCTTATCATCTTACACTTCATTTAGAAGGTACAGATAGAGGAGCAGAATTTGAAGGGTTCTTTATTAATAAAGATAGACCAGAACTTGGTAGATACAAAGGTCAAGTAGGTAGAGTTAAAACAAGTGAGTGGGCTTATGCTGATGGAGAAACTAAATCTGGTATTAAGATCAGCAGAGATACAGAGATCTTAAAGTTTATTTCTAATCTCTGTAAAGAAGTTGGCACCACATGGTTAGAAGAGGCAGATGGTAAGTATGATACTATTGAAGCTTTTATAAAAGGCTTTAATGATGCTAAGCCTTTTAAAGATGTTTGGTTTAACTTCTGCATTGCAGGTAAGGAATATCAAAATAAAGAAGGCTATACAGCTTATGATTTATTCTTACCTAAATATGCTAAAGGAGTTGTACCATTTGAAGTTTGTGATAAAGCAACTAGCAAGATCATGAAGTTCAATGAGGCTGAGCATATTAAAAGAAAGAAAGTAGAAACTGTAGCTGGGTTTGATAGCTCAAATGTTGCAGGATCTGCAGACTTTGAACTTTAATAATTAATTCTGTTAATAATAGGGGAGAGTAACATCTCCCCTTTTTATTCTTATTACTATGATAAGAACTAAATCCTTAATATCAGATTTACAAGAGATACCTAAAACATGGGTATTTGAGTACTATTTAAATCTTGATGATAAGCTATGTGGACAAGATGTAAAAATTAAATCTGTATTCAATCCTAATGAGAAGAATCCAAGTATGTATATATATTATTCTCATGCAAAGAATGATTACAGATATAAAGATTTCTCAACTGATAACAGCGGAGACTCTATTAATCTTGTACAAAAACTATTCAATCTTAGTACAAGAGGAGAGACAGCTCATAAAATTATAGAAGACTATAATCAATATGTTCTCAATCATGGAGAAGTTATAATCAAAGAATTTAAAAAACACTCTAAGTATAAAGTAACAGACTTTAAAACAAGAGGTTGGAATAATCTAGATCAAAAGTATTGGTCTAAATATTATTTAGGTTCTAATATACTGGAAGAATACAATGTATATCCATTAGAAAGATATACAATGTCAAAAGAAGAAGATGGAGAAATAAAAGAACTCTCTATTTCAGGTCAGAACATCTATGGATATTTTAGAAAAGATGGTACTCTTTATAAGATATATCAACCTAAAACAAAAGACACTAAGTTTATTAAGGTAAGAGATTACATCCAAGGTATGGATCAACTAACCATGGATAAAGATTATCTAGTAATCTGTAGTTCTCTTAAGGATCTTATGACTTTTGTTAAACTGAATTTTAGAAATGCTGAAGCTATTGCTCCAGATAGTGAGAATACCCTTATACCAGAACACGTAATTCAAGCATGTAAAAGAAAGTATAAGAATATCTGCACTCTCTTTGATAATGATGAAGCCGGTATAAGATCTATGAACAAGTATAAAGAGAGATATCAAATACCTTCTGTAGTTCTAGAGATGGAGAAAGATTTATCTGACTCTGTAGAAAAGCACGGTATTACTAAAGTAAGAGAACTTATCATGCCTTTATTATCTAATACACTAAATCCTAAATAAACATGGAAGTTATAGACAATACAACTAATCTTGTTAAAACTCCTACATTCAAATGTGGAGATGTTATTCAAGCTAGTTATGATATAATGGTTTGTTATATACTAATTGTTCAGTGTGGAAATAAAAAATATTGTGCAGTTAGTCTTACTGATAGATGTTTAAATTGGGAATTACCTAAAAAATCAAATGATCAAACCTACACATTTAGTAATACAGATTGGACTTATATAAAAGTATCCGGAGAATTAACTATCACAAATTAAATTCAAAATAAAATGTGGATATACAATCAAGTGGTGTTTACCCGTGATATGATTCCTGCTGGAGCAGTAGGCTTTGTATATGAAATGACAGCTATCATTAAAGGTAAATCCTATTCTTACATTGGGAAGAAAAGCTTCTTTTCTAGTAGAAAGAAAAAGCTTAGTAACAAAAACCTTTCTACAGATAAGCGTAAAAAGAAATACGAAATAGTAAATAAACTTAACTATGAAGATTACTATAGTAGTAATGTTACTCTTAAAGAGGCTCACAAAAGTGGAATAAAGATTTCAAGAAAAATTCTCAGGATCTGTTATACTAAAGGAGAACTTACTTATCAAGAAGTCAAGTATCAATTTATCTATGGTGTGTTAGAGAATGATCTCTATCTAAATGCAAATATTCTAGGTAGATTCTATAAACAAAAATAAGTATGGAAAAAGAAAAAATTAATCTTATAGGTGCTATGATATATCTACAAGATAACGGTATTAAACAGATTGTTGTAAATTATAGCGGTGGTGGAGATAGTGGTGGTATAGATGAAATAAGTTTTCGAGATAATAAGGGTGATGATATGACATTTTATTGTGATGATTCAGTTAAAAGTTTTATTGAAGATCTTGCATATTCACAGCTTAATCACATAGAAGACTGGTATAATAATGATGGTGGTTGGGGACAAATTCTAATAAAAGTACCTACTGCAGAGTATACTATTGAGAATAATATAAGAATTACTGAGTATGAAACCTTTGACCATGAAGGTCAATTTGAATCTAAAGAATAATGGGTAATAATAGATATATATGGGAAGGATGGACAGTACAAGATTTTATAAATGAACTTGAACTTACATTTCCTTATCAAAGATTTTCTACAAAAGAAGAAGTAAAAAATTGGTGTAAATCAGAACAACCCTACTACAAGAAACATATTCCTGAAGTAGCAAGTTACTTTATTAAGAAAGCAGGTTTGTAATGTCACATCCCAACTAATAAATATATTTTGTATATTTGTTTAAATCAAAAAGGATGAGTCATGAAATACACACTAAAACCAGGAGAGTTAATCAGTAATAAGTTTGACATTGTAACAAAACTTAAATACTTAGATGAAGCGGGATACAAAGGAAAAGGTATGAGATATATAAAAGTCTTGTGCACTTCTTGTAATACTGAACATGTAAAACAATTAGCTTCTATTAAAGCAGGGTATATTACTTCTTGTGGAAATAAGTCTTGTAAAATATCTATTGCTCCATTACACAAAGTAAGTTATAAAAAAGGTGATGCTATAGGTAATAACTTAAGATATCTTGAAGAAGATGCCGAAAAAACAACTAGCAATCATAGATATTTTAAAGTACAATGCACTTGTGGAGAAGTATTTAGTACAAGAGTTGACAGAAAAAAAGACTGTTGTACAAAATGTAGTTTTAAGAAAAAAAGAGAAATTTTCACTGACTCAAACAAAAAAGCTTTAATTAACTCATTGTTTCAATCTTATAAAAAGAATGCTACATTAAGAGGTTATAGTTTTGAACTTACTAATGATGTTTTTGAAAGTTATTTATTTTCTTCTTGTTATTACTGTGGAGTTTTACCAGCAAATAAAATCCAAAAGGGTAATAAGTCTATTTATTATAATGGTATTGATAGAAAAGATAACTTTCTTGGTTATGAAAGTGATAATTGTGTCACTTGTTGTGGAAAATGTAATATGATGAAAAATAAGTACTCACATGATGAGTTTATTCAACACATACAATCTATTATTAATAATTTAAAATTATGATTTATGCATCCATATGATCACAGCAGAAGTGCTGCAAAAAAATGGGGAGGAGTTCCTGAGGACTACTTGGAAATTGAGGAGTGGTTTGATGAAACTAAAGCTTGGGTTGGTCACTCTAAACACAGAATGTTTAGACACCATAGTGAAGGTATATTTGAATGTGAAAAAATATTTGGAAAATACATTATCAATTCACAAAACAAAAGAGTCTATACTAGATATATTGGTGAACAACATGTCAGGGAAGATTGCTTTAACTATATACCTACAGCTAAAGAATGGATAGATCATTTGAATGATACACACCCGCCAGAGTGGATGATTAGAACAATTAAAATAGAAGATTAATGAAAAAAGAAGTAATTAATGATGAGCAATTTGAGTCTTTATATAACATGCTGAACTCATCTGATAATCAAAATGTAGTATTAGGTCTTGTTACTTTAGAGAATGTAGATTTTACAAAGAGTCTTACAAAGATATTATTACTTAAGAAATTATGTAATGTAACTCCTGAATATTGGAAGGAACAGGCACCTAAAACTTTTAAGAAACTTGAAAGTATGTCTAAAGATAAACCTTTAACTTACAAAGAGATTCTTAAGATTATTGTAAAAGAAAAGCAATCAGAAGAGAATATCCAGTTCTTTCTAAATCAGTTTTCTAAACATATTACAAACTCAATTAAAGATTTGGGATTTGATTTTATCGAAGAAACTGAGATAACAATTAAATTAAAAAATAATGACAAAACAGGAATCACTAGCGAAAGCATCTAAGAACTTAATGTTCAAAGAGCCTTTCTATGGTATGTTTCTTATCATGCTTAACAAGGTATGGGATAATAGAGTCCCTACCGCAGGAGTGAGTCTTAATGGAATCAACTATCAGTTGACTATTAGTGAAGACTTCTGGACAAAGCTTGTTGAGAAACATCAGCAAGGATTATTGAAGCACGAGCTCAAGGGGCTCCTTGTACAGTAATGTGCATGTAAAAAGTTTTAAATTGCGGGAAACTCCTTAGAGTCTAAACTACTAAGTACAAATAGTAATATTTATATGGTGCTTGTAATCAAAGCAGTACAGTAAAAAGGTTTAGAATTGGACAATCCGCAGCCAAATTTCTTGGTAATGTGAATAAAAATTTGATACTTATCTTATGAGTTACAATCCAAGAAAGAGGTTCAACGACTACAATAAACTACCCTTGACAAAGGGTAAAGGTATAGTCTGATCTTACATGAGAATGTAAGTTAACACAAATGATTGCATATTGGTTTCTCTCATTTGACTAGTTATAACCACCTTACAAATAAGATGATTGCTAACTGGGCTATGGACATAGAAATCAATCAATATATTGATAAAGATATGCTACCAGAAGGTGGTATGACACTAGATCTATTCCCAGAGCTAAATCTTTTATCTAAGCAGGGTACTAACTATTATTATGAAAAGCTTCAACAAGCTGCTAATAATCCAGGTACTTGTCCTAATTTAGATGATATGATGGATGCTATGGGGGATGGTCAAATGACTATAGAAGTATCTAAAGGTAAGGATGGTAATGTAAAAGTAAAAGTAAATCTACCTGATCATGGTACTTGGGAAGACTTTGATAAGCTACCTGAAGCAACTAAGAAGTTGATTGAACAACAAACAGGGCACATTCTTAAAGAAGTAGCAGACCAAGTAGAGAAATCTAGAGGTACTATACCTGGAGAGTTTGCTGAGATTCTTAAGAAACTTAATGAAGTAGAAGAGGCTAAATTTGATTGGAGAGGATTCTTACGCAGATTTGTAGGAGGTTCTACCCAAGTATATGTAAAGAGAACTAGGAGAAAAGAGAATCATAGATTTGATGACTCCCCAGGTCTCAAGGTTAAACCTAAAAGAAGGATTCTAGTAGGTATAGATACCTCTGGATCAGTATCTACAACAGAGCTTAAGGAGTTTATGAATGAGCTTTATCACATACACAAAACAGGTACAGATATTATGGTGATACAATGTGACACAGCTATTAGTCACATAGGTAAATTCAATATCAACGAAGATATGCACATACATGGTAGAGGGGGCACGAGCTTTGAACCAGTATGTGATTATTACAATGAGCATCATAAAGATTATAGCTGTCTAGTATATTTTACTGATGGCGAAGCTCCTGCCCCTGATAAATGTAGAGGTCCGGTATTATGGGCAATTTCCACCAATGGAACAATGAATGAAGATTTAAAAGGTGTAAAAATTCAACTTAACTAAACATGGCAAAGAATAATCAAATCAGTCTTAATGCAGATGAACTTAAAGGGTTCATGCGTCATATTATTGCAAATAATCAGATCCTTCAAGAGAAGGGAACTACTCCCGTAACTGTAAATGTTGAGGGTCCAGCAGGTGTTGGTAAGACAAGTTCTATCCTACAACTTGCTAAAGAGCTTAACATGGATCTTGTAAGATTGAATTTGGCTGAGCTTGAAGATCTATCAGATCTAGTAGGTTTTCCAGTTAAAGAGTTTGAAGTAGTAAAAGAAACAACAGTTAAGTGGGTTCCAGAGAGTTTGCTTCCACAATATGTAGCTAGTCAGTATAAACCTACCGGTAATAAGCGCATGGGTTATGCAGCTCCAGAGTGGATCAATAATAAGAAAGAAGGTGGTATCCTAATTCTTGATGATTATACCAGAGCGGATAAACAATTTTAGCAAACTTGCTTGCTTTGCTAAAAAATTATATCTTTGTAAAAAGATATAATATGAAACACATTTCCAAATTAAAAGAAGAAACAGGGTTAAAAATCTGTGGTATTTACTGTATACAGTTTAACGACTACAAGTATATAGGTAGTTCTAAATGTATAGGTAAAAGATTAAAGGGTCATCTAGTTGATTTATTATCAAATAAACATCATAATCAAACAATGCAAAGATTGTTTGATAAGTATGGAATAGATAATATGACATATGATGTAGTAGAAATATGTGATGAAAACTTTCTTTTAGAAAGAGAAAAATATCATATAGAGCTATTAAAAAGACCTTATAGAATTAACCACATATTAGATCCTGTTGAGATTAAGAGAAGTGAAATCTATAAAGAAAGATTAAGTATAGGTGCAAAGAATAGCTTTAAAAAAGGTAGGAAAATTTACAATCAAAAAGAGACTTATATGTATTCTCTTGAAGGTATGTATATAAAATCTTTTGAAAATGCTACTAAAGCAGCAGAATATTTTGGAGATAAAAATAATTACTCTGTTATATGTTCTGCAGCGAGGGGTGATAACTATACAGCTTATAATTATAGATGGTCTTATTTTAAAGTTGACAAGCTTAATAAGCTTAACAAAAAATACAAATTAAGACCAGTGTTACAAATAGATTTAAGTAACGCTACTATAAAAGAGTGGGAATCTATCACTGAAGCACAAAAAACTCTTAATATCAAAAATATCACCAGAGCTATAAAAAATAATTTAACAGCTGGTGGATTTAAATGGAAATATAAATAGTGTCCGCATTAAATTCTGTGAACTCAGAGAAAGACTAGAAGTAGTTAACTCTGATCCAAGCTTCCTAGAAATAGGTCGAAGGAGCAACGACTAGATAAAGTAATCTTACCGGGTGGAGCTGAAGATAAAATGTCCAAGAGCGCAGAACTATGATTTGATATTCCAATATCTTTAAATCATAGATGATATAGTCTGAACTATACCTATAACAAAAGAAAGTATAGAATCTGAGGATAAAGAACCTTAGAGATAACAAACATGAATTGGCTAGATTCATGCAAGCAACAATGACTTTGATTGAGACACAGACTTATTATTCTTGGTGTCTTCCAAAGAACTGGCACATTGTATTGACTACTAATCCTGATGATGGCAACTATAATGTAACTAGTTTGGATGGTGCTCAGAAAACTCGCTTTATTACAGTGAACTTTAAGTTTGATGTAGAAGTGTGGGCTAAGTGGGCAGAGAAACAAGATGTAGATGGTCGCTGTATTAATTTCTTGATGTTGCACCCAGAGCTTGTAAAGGATGATACTAATCCAAGAAGTATCATGACTTTCTTTAACTCTATTAGTTCTATTCAGGATTTTGATGCACAACTTCCTCTGATTCAAATGATTGGTGAAGGTTCAGTAGGACCTGAGTTTGCAACTATGTTTAGCATGTTTATTAATAATAAGCTTGACAAATTGGTAACTCCAAAGGATATTCTTTTGCATGACAATGAGTCTTATATCATTGGTGAATTGAGAAACTGTGTAGGTAGAGGTGATAATTATCGCGCAGATATTGCTACTATTCTAACCCGCAGATTGATCAACTTTACCCTTAATTATGCAGAGAATAATTCTGTAACTAGCAAAGTAACAGATAGACTTATCAAACTTTCTACAGATGAAGAGACTTTGTCTAATGATCTGAAGTTTATTCTTGTAAGAGATGTTCTTAATGGTAACAGACAGAAGTTCCAAACTCTCTTAACTAATCCTGATGTTCTTAAAATGGCAATGAAGTAGGTAAAAGTTTTATAGTGCCATTTATTTTAGTACATTTGTCAT